GGTATCAGCGAGAGTAAACACGCCGCGAGTAGCGACTGGAACGGCTTGGCCGGTAAGAACTGCTTGAAGTTCCTGTTTTTTAACAGGATTATAAAGAAGCTTCTCTCCGTTTTCGTCTTCTAAAAGAGTTTGGTTAAGCGTAATACCAAGAACTGGTTCACCAGCGGTAGCCGCAGTAAAAGTCAGAGGAACAGAAGGATATTGGGCCGCTCCCAAGAAAGGATAATCGGTTTTTCCTAGATAAGAGCTAGCAGCGTAAGTAACTGGATCGAGATCCAAATTACCGGCTGAAACTTTTACGAATACACCGGCCGAACCATTGCCATTTGTAGATGGGCTGGTATCAGCAGTGTCGCTAGCAAACAAGTTAATAACATCTTGTTCGCTGTACTGTCTGAATGGATATAATCTTAGTGACATAATAGTTTAAAATTGAATTTTAATGTTTTCTTTTGAGAAAGCTTTGCTGATTCTTTCTTTCCAAGATTTTTGCTCTTCGGTTACTTCAATATTTTGAGCAGGAATCGAAGAATCTTCAGTTTTGGCGTTTGCCAAAGCGGTTTCTACTTCAACAGTTTTTTCGCTAGCTTCCGCTACGACTTCTGGGGCTTTTGCTGAAGAAATTCTTTTGGCAAGTTCTGCTTCTAAGCGTTCTTGGAAAGATTTTTCTTGTTCTGATTTAAAAGCTTTGCTTTTGTGACGATAAATAACAGCAAGCTTTTCTTTGTACGAAGCGAATGCTTCGTCGGTTTGATCTAGAGTGTTCAATTCTTTGGCTAGAAAATTACGATCAACTTCATCAAGATCGTATTCAGCATCCAAGAAAGACATTCTAGAATTGAAAGTTTCTTGAGCCGCTTGCGCGGAAAGAGTAGATTCTAAATTAGAAAGTTTGGTAAGAGCTTCGTTTAGTTTTTCGCCGTTTTCTTGAAGATCTTTTTTGAGCTGTTCGGCTTCTGCTACAGCTTGAAGTTTAGCGTCTTCGGCGGCTTTGATTTGAGCTTGAATTTCGTCGCTTTTTATTTTAATGCTTTCAGCAATTTTATTTGAAATGCTGGCGACAGCTTCCTCACTAAAGCTTTCGGTTTCTCGCTTCTCGGCGAGAGCCGTTTTTAACTCGGATAGTATTTGTTCTAAATCCATAATTTTAGTTTTGGTTATATTTACAGGTTTTTTTTGTATTTGGGAAATTTTTTCTTTATTAAAAAGAATTGTTGAGTTTTGAACTTCAATTGACTCTATTTCGTCTTCATCTTTATCGTCATCATCTTCTTCGTCATCGTTAGCGTCTTTTTTTACTAATGAGTTCATTCCGTCATCAATAACAACTCCTTTTACGTCGGCCGCCGGATTTGTAGTAAAACCAATACCTAATGGATATATTCTTCCTGTTACTAATCTATAAACAGGAGTTCCATCATTCATCTTGCCATTGCCATCAAATCCTCTCAAATATTTTTTAAATTCTTCTATTTGTTTTTTATCTGTAATGATTTCGGCTTCACTAAGATTTTGGCTTCCAACAGCAACGAAATATTCATTAAAACCAATTTCCCAACTAGCGCTTATTTTTTGATATAAATTAGATTCGGGATCATTTGATTCGATAAGCGCGTCCGCAAAATCCCTATCAACCGTCTTATAAACTACGGCCGCCAAAGCAATGTTAAATGGGGACAAAGAATTTTTAACATCTTCATCGCTCAATACTTTATTTTCTCCGTAAGAAGAAAAAGCTGAATTAACAATGTGACCGACTACTTTTTGTTTTTTATGTTCTATGTTTGTCGGTTTGTGAATAAAATACCTTTTAAAAGCGATGGCGGTATCTGTGTCTATACCGTCACCATTTTTATTAAAACGATTTACAAGAGCGGCGTTAAATGCTGTTCCGACTAAATCGATATTTTTTTCTAAATTTACAGATTTTGGAATCAAAGATTTAAGATCGTCCAAAGAAGCTTGCGACAAAAGAATATTGTTATCAAAATTTAATGATGCTGTAACAATACTATCAAATCTTGTTTTATACTGAAACATAATAAATATTATTACACAGAATGTTTTGTGCTGTGATACAATAATGCGGCCGCATATGTATCCAACTCATGTTCGGTGGCAATATTTTGAACAGAATTCATTATTCCCATTTTATCCAAGACATTTGGATCTTTAATAACGCTTTCCGCAACACTGTTCCACGTGGAACATTCTGATCCGATAACAATTGCCTCGCTTATTCCTTCTGCCAATTTTTTCTGCTCAGAAGATAGTTTTTTCTTTTTGTACTTATCTTTTAATAAAGATTCTACTTGAGAATATAAATTTTTAGTAAGATCAAAAACTTTAGCAATAGCGTCTTTTGAATAAACAGAAGCTTTTGCTCCTGTTGGGCGGCCTTTCTCATTTGGCGTTCTATTTTTCGCTTGTTGAATTGGTGCGGCTCCGAAATCGGGAACGGGTGGAGCAATTGATGGAACGCCGCCGACAATTGGATTATAAAAACCTTTCTTTCTGTCTTGAACAAACTTTTCTTGAGCGGAAATAAGTTCCTCAGTTGTTGGATATATGCCGGTTTCAATAACTTTAATGCCTTCTTCTGGAGGAAGAATGCCTAGCTCCATCATTCTTGTTACAACTCTATTAAATTGAGTTTCGTCTTTGATAGAAACTTCTTCAAATTTAGCAATGGGGCATTTTCCTTTAAATCCCAAGTTTTTAAATATAAGTTCCATTTCTGGCTGAAGAAAATCGCACAAAAATGCATTTCGGGCTTCTTGTAGCCTTTCGAAAAAGACTTGAGCTTTAACCGTTGTATTCGCGAACTTTTCAGAGCCAATAAGAATATTTTGCAAACCTTCTTTAATGTCTTCATTTACTATTCTGTATTTTTCATAACCTAAAACTTTATTCATGTCCGGAATAATAAACTCAGCTTTTGTTGTATAATCGGCAACCAAAACGCGACCAACAGATTGATTATTAAGCAAAGATTGCATTGCTTTTATGTTTTTGTGATTGATGCCTCCTTTCGCTGGTTCGGTTCCCAAAGTGATAAGAAGAATAACGTTTTCGATTGTGCGGCAAATTGCTTGGTCAATTTTTTTCATTTCAAGTTTAAAATTAATATCGTCAAGAACAGCAAACCCAAAAGGAACCGCAAATGGTTCATAATCTTGTTTTTTGTAAAATGAATATATTACATCGGTAGGATTTAATTGAATTTTCAAACCATTCTGGGCCCACTGACCGTTTTTAATTTTGTCTTGAGTTTCTTTATCTAGACTGTTAAATATAAGTTTGTCGTGATCATTTTTGGGGTTTTGCAGTCTTTCTAATTCGTATTCAGAAAGAATTTTTTCATAAATAACATGTTTCCAAGAGCTTGTCCTGTTTACTGTAACATAAAATGGATTCAATAAAGTATACTGAACTGGAATAGAGTTTTTGACATCGTAAGGAGTTGGATAGTTGTATACCTTTTCTGTGCCTTTGTAAGACAATCCATCGTAATTAGCGTAGGTTTGAAGTATTTTTTGAAAATCATCGATATCAAATTTTGCATTAATTTTGTAAAAAAAGATGTTTCCGCTTCGATAATACTCGCGAAAATATTGGTCTTTGATTTTCCACAGTTTTATATACTTCATCCATTTGCGGAAAAAGTCTTTTGCTTTTTGACTGCCGCCCTCTAAATAAATTTCCGCATTAGAAAATTCAGACATGATATCGACGGCGTTTCTAAAAATAGCCACATTTGCATAAGCTTTTTGACACAACTCAATCGCGTCACGAATGTTGTAGCCGCTAACAGACATTTCGAACGGCAACAAACCTTCTCTGATGTTTGCGTATTTATATATTTTGGGACCTACATAAGCTAAATTTCGTCTTATGTTTGTTGAGTCGCTCATTCCCGTTCTTTCGTAAGAAGCTTTGCTATCAAAAGAATAAAATGGTTCACCCACTAAAGAAGGTTCTGAATTGTTTTCTTTTAAAAGATCTTCTAGTGGAGCTTCTTGACCAGCGGTTCCTTTGGAGAATTGATTCCAATATTCTGATCTTTTAGTATATTTGCGACTCATAATATATAATAGTTACACATAGTTACTTTCAAAGTGACTTTTTAACTTTTTAAGCAATAAACATTGGAGTAAAAGTATCCATAGCGTCTTCTACGCGAGTGTTTTGCATGTCAAAATAAATTTTGCACAACCAATTTCCGAGAACCAAAGCAGAATAACTGTCTTTTCTTGGTTTGTCTGGGCCGCTTTTCCTTTTAAGGTTTGGCGGCAAATCGAAATTTTGCATGCCTTGAGAAGATGTTGTTATTTGAATAAGAGCGCATTCTGTTTTTGTGAGAAGAATCATGTCGGACAAATGCTCGACAAAATCAATCATTCTTGCTTCTTCGTTTTCTTTTTCGGATTCCAAAACGTTTGAGTATTTTAAGTTGTGTATACCGATTCGTTTTTTTGTTTGAGATCTAAAATTGTCATCAATTGCGCGGCTGCCGAAATATATTCTTTGATGATCGAAGTTTGCTTGAAGCAATTCGTTCGCGTTACGAATCCAAGATGAAGTTGGTTTTCTTAAAAATACGTATTTAAAATTGGTTTTGTTGTATTCTGATTTGGCGGAAATTATGTTTTGTTGATAGTCTTCTGGACGCTCAAATTCTGTCAGCATTGATTTTAATTCAATATTTTCGCTTTTAAAAAGCTCGCTTTCATTACAGGAATTCATAAACTGAACGCCGCCGTTATAATCCATACAAACAGCAACAACATTAAAGTTTTTTAATACATAAAGAAAATACTTAATATGATCTTTCAATGACGAACCAGAAAGAGCATAAGAATGAACAAGCGTGGATATTTGTCTTTCTTTGTTTAATTTTAACACTTGAATTGCAAAGTCGTCAGACGATTCTGTTTCTGACCAAGAAGGGTCAATCGAAACAATATATTCGTCTTCTGCGCAGCCGACAACCTCGACAGCTGGCATTTCTCCATCAGGCACAGTGCATAATGCCATTTTCGATATTTTAAAATATCCAGAGCTATCGTCCGTAAATTGAGCGCCAAACTCTCTCGTGAACTGAGACTCACTCATTGTGGATCTCGCCTGATTTATAAGGTTTTGATCATAAAGCTGGAAAGGCATGCAATCATAAGATAACTGCATGATGCATCGCTTAGTTTTTTCATTGCGCTTTGGATTAAAAATTAAATTATCGTATTGCTCATATAGTTTGTACAAATATTCAAACTTAAAAGATGCCGAAGACAAAGCTATCAATTTATTATTTGGCCA